CCGGTGGTAGTGGTCAGTCGCGCCTTATGCCGGATTTATTTAGCAGTGGGCAATCCATTCGGCAAAGACTGCAATCATCAATAGAACAAATCAATCTTTTCCCCTCTCAAGTTGAGAGGGTTCAGGCGATTCTCGCAGAATTTGAAGAACTTAGCCTAGACCCTTCAAAAATAGATAAAGACGGCTATCAATTACGCCCAGCTAATAATTTAGCCGCTATTAGGAGAAGGTTGTATATTTACACCGGGATACTATTTAATTCATCTGCCACCCAAAGACTATCAGTAGGATAATGCTAATTTTATTGTTGCTATTACCAAACGGAATTAAACAAGAATATAGCTTTGAGGCTAATAGCAGCATAAAAATAGGTAGCGATCCTATCTGTGATGTCGTAATTCCTAGCGATATTGTTGATAAGGTGCATTGCACTTTAATTTTATATTACGACGATGTTTTTTATTATTTATTGTTTGATGGTGAAATCCAGGGAAGCCCGTCTAATAGCGGCACTTGGGTTAATAATAAGAGAATTTTTCTAAGGCGTAAGGTCAACAATCGGGATGTAGTAACGTTTTCTGAAGATTATATTTATCCCCATTTAATATTATTTCCTGATGGGAGGAATATTGACGGAGTGTAAAATCAATGAGAACTAAAACAATAATCTTATTCGCCATTTCTATTCTATCTTTTGCCTTTTTAGTTATTAGTAAAAAACTTGGTTTGTCGTGGGTAGAAATATTAGGAATATTTATAGGATTACTTGGGCTTGTTTTGTCGGTGTGGATGGGACTCAAATCTGTTAGTGATGCTGAACAAAGTTCAATCAGAGATGTAAAAAAAGATTTAATTTCTTTGATTGAGAATATTAAACATGACAAGGAAGCGACGGATAGATCCCAAAACAAGGATCTTGAATTTGTTAAACAGCAAACGTCCTTATTGTCGGGGATAATTCAAGAGCAAAACCGCATTAACGCCGAAATATCCAGTATGGCGCGAGATTTTGAGCAGCTATCCGCAGCACTCGCGCAAAACTCAAAGTATACCGAAGTGCTGAAACGTCAATCTAATATTGAGCGGCGGGTTGAGAAGCTGGAAAATGCGAATCATTAGGTGAAACTATTGAAACATCAATAGTATGGATGGTGAGGATTTTAGCCAAGACTGGCAGCCCGTAGCTAAAGAGTTGATCAGATTGACTCGTCGTGAATATGAACATTTGTTAGCAGCTTAGATAATTTTCTTGGGGCGTAATTGCCCCTATTCAAAAACATTTTAGAGGAAGATAAAGATTGTTTAGAAGAATTATTCAGAGGTTAAAATGATTGAACTAATTAAGGCGTTGATCAAAGCGCGGGCGGAGTTTCCGCCCATCGAAAAAGACAAAACTAATCCTCATTTTAAAATGAGCTATGCGTCGCTAGATTCAGTCTTGGACGCAGTTACCCCACACCTTTGTAAGAACGGATTAGCAATAGTTCAAATCATGGAAAAGGGGGGCATTTTAAAAACCCAATTATTCCATGAATCGGGTGAAGTTCTGACTTCGGAATATGAACTTCCTGATATTCAAGACTCTCAGAAAAAGGGCGCGGCTCTCACTTATGCCCGTCGTTATTCGGTGTGTGCTTTATTGAGTATTACAGCCGACGAAGACGACGACGCAAATAGCACAAAAACTAACGGCAATGGCAAACAATCAGCACTGGCTATTGGCGACACCATTAAACAAGTCAGGGAATTTTTAAAAGTTGATAAAAGCTGGGTTCTAGCTTGGTTGTCCAGTCATCAAGTTCCATCAATTAATGATTTAAAAAATGCCGATCAACTCATTAAAGATATGTGCATTGATTGGGCGATTTCCCAAGGGGCTGAAAATTCATCAGCCCTTGAAAGTTACACGGATAATGTTAAAAAAACAGATTTAACATCGGTTCAAAAATGGCAACAAGTCTTGTTTAGAGGTGGTCAATAATGCCTGATTTTAATATGCGGTGTAGATTGTCTGATCCAGGACAATACAGGTTGTCAAAGACTAAAATTAGTAGACTTGAGTTTGGCTGGTGGTATGTACGTTATTGCTTTGTTTTTCATCCATACGCAGCTTTTGACGTATTTTGCGAAGAATACAAAAAACAGAACAATATTGACGATGATGTTGAGGTTTTAGATATTTTTGATCATTACAAAGACTTCAAAGAACCATCAGGAATTTTGCCGACGCTAATTAATGAAGTGAGCAAATGTGTTTTCAGAATAAAACTCTTATTTAGTAAAGTAAAAGCTAAGGGTCTGCCATTTTAACCCGCCAAACCCCTGACCTGTTTCTTCCCTAACTTCCGTTCTCGCGTCTCTTTCTTGAACGGATAGATTGAATGAATTAGATAACCCGCTGCGTCGCTTAAATGTGATAGCAGCGGGTTATCGCTTTTATTGATGCCCTCATCATTCCACGTCACTTGCTCTAAATCCTTGATAAAGTTTTGGCAGTTGGCAAAATGGATGTAACAACGGTTTTGGCGGAAAAGTTGATTAACTGAGTGAACGCGATTCACTACAAACGGGTTAGCGTCGGCAAACTTGCGAACCAAATAACCTTTGCCTCCCAGTGCTGCTAGTGGCTCTAATCCCTGAAAAACGATATCCCACGATGACAACCGACTAGCCGCAGTTCGAGCGCGTCCGGTGGCATCCCCAAATATCTGGATTTCTGGGGGTATGCCGTATTTCTCTACCCAGTCCACAATACTTTCTGTGAGTTCCCAAATGTCGGAGTCCATGATTGACCATTCCCGACAAAAATGAACCTCATTGCCCCGTTGTTGAGCCGCTAGACAAACTATAGGCGTGTGGTTAAAGTCAAAGGTTAGGAGTAGTGGTAAATTTGGGTCATATTCCAAAAGTTCCGCGTCCTCATCCTGAAAGGCGTGTTTGGTACGGTCGAAGTATTTGTAAATTAAACCCTGTACCGTGTTGATGAACTGTCCCATGACCTCCTGCTGGTACAGTTCATCGCTATAGTTTGCCTCTAGGGATGCTACATAATCCTCGCCTAAATGCTTTTTATTCTCCAGTGACGACATCGAGACAATTTGGTAAATCCGTTTTAACTCCTCGCTGCGTGTCGGATCTCCAAATTTGTCCCACAGATAGTTATATCCGGCTGGTGACGTGGTTAATATTCCTTGACCCTTGAGCGTACCTGGACCACGCCCCAATCTTCCATCAATTGTTAGGAAAGCCTTCTCCGGCGTGTATGCAAACTCATCACCCCAAAACCACCGGATTTGTAGACCACGCCCCGCTTGAGTTGAACCAGCAAAAGCCGACGCACTCAGGACGTAAACGAACGCCCGATCTGGTCCAATATAGCAGCGTTGGCAGTTGGCGATCGCTAAAGCCTGATCTTCTGCCGATTCACGCCAAGGTTCAAGGGGAATATTGAACATCCGGCAAACTTCGACTAATGCCAGAAGGGATGCCCTCGATAGCTGCCCGTAGCTATTTGCCGATATCATACCTCTAGCATCCGGCGCAAGCAAAGCGCGAGAACAAGCCCAAACTGCACCGGAGAAAGATTTTCCTGATCCTATTCCCCCAATAGCCGCTCCCCATCTCTGCGTTAGGGGTTCTACGTCCTGCCACCCCATCATATCAAGAAACCGCGCTTGTCCTCCGGGGTTCGGCTCAAATTCCTCAAACAGCGTGATCTTACTCTCACCTTGTGACTCTACCGCCAAGGCTTGCTGTGTTGATGATTCAAGATTGAGTAACGTTCCCCACCCGCTCATGAAACACATCCTTCCGGGATAGGCGGGATTTTACTTCCAAAATCTTCATTGCCTTCTATGCTCAAAACCTTAAAAGAAGGCAGCTTATAAACGGCGTGTGACAGATCTAGATTATTTGGATTTTCCGTGGAATAGACATGTCCCTGAAATCCAGTTGAAACCTCAATCTCTCTGTCCCAAGCACTTAGAGCCATCCTTTCTACGCCTTTTTTGGCACTTGCTTTTTCCGCAAGGGCTTTTAGCTTGTCTTTTTCGTCACTCGCTGCTTGGTAGCTTTGAACTTTCACAACAGGATTAACGCGAAGAAAAGGATCATTATGCTCCGTCTCAACTTCAACGCTTGCCCAAGTTATTCCTTTTTCGCCTATGTCACCAAATGGACACCATTCGAGTTTAATTTTCATGTAAAATTGCTCCTAAAACAAAATTAAAATGTTCTGGATCTTGCTTGTAAAAATGAGACATCAGTCCGGGATCGCGGAAACGCTCAACCCCCGTTGAAATAACCTCGGTAGGAGTGCCAGCATTTCCATATATTTTCCCTACGTAAGGGTCTATAAAATTACCTGGGAATGCCATTTCAGTATCTCTGTAATTTTCTCCAGTAATGTCTTTTAATTTCATAGGCTTGTCGGATGTAGCCCGATCTTCAATGAATTTTCTTGACGCGACGGCTAACTGGCGATTCTCAAATTCCATATAATGCGCGTATTCGTGAAAGACCTGGAGGCGATCAATTTTCTCTTCTAATTGTAATTCTCCGTTTGGATTTGCACTGGCTCTGTCTGCTTCACTTGTTACTTTGTTTATCTTTTTCGCGCCCTTACCACCTGTTACCGCATAAACATTCACTAAAGCATCAAGAGTTATTTTCTTGTTTTCGCCTGTGAGTCCGCGAGTATCTACCGAATCAGCCCATAATTCTGCATCTTCTCTATCAATTTTATGATGGGCTGCTATTCTCCGCATCGTTTCTCTTGTGGCTGATTCAAATTCTTTTTGGGCCAGTAAGGTTTTCTCGTCCAATTCTTTTAAACGTTTTTCATCTCGTTTGTAGAAATCTCCGTTTTTTTTAAACTTGTTCTTTCCCATTATTTCTAAGAAGGCACTCTTTTTTTCGGACAGAGCATCGTCTAGCGACTTTAGTGCTTTCCCCATAGTTTGATCGGAAAACTCCTTCCCTATGCCAATCAAAGCTCTGTGATCCGCGGAGTCAGCTTTATATGATGTAGGCGTAGTTTTACCAGGTTTGTCGGTGTCTTTCTTGGTAGTTTTACCAGGTTTGTCGGTGTCTTTCTTGGTAGTTTTACCAGGTTTGTCGGTGTCTTTCTCGGTAATTTTACCAGGTTGAGCGGAATCCCCGGTTTTTTTTGATTTCAAGCAATCTTTAAGCTTGGAAATGCAGGAATTCCCGCAAGGTGTACCATTCTTGCAAATTTTTTCCTTAAAATCGTTTAGTCTTTTGCCCATACCGATACCCAGGATTCTGTTTCAGTAAGCTTTCCCTAATTTGAAAAAATTTTCTAAAACCTATTGACAATATTTTGTTAGACTGTTACTATCATGGAGTGAGAGAAAAACAACTAGCAACTAGCAGGACAAAAAATGACTTACTACATCAACATGAAAGATTCTGGCAAAGTAGCTAAAATCATGACAGAAACAGGCAACACCTGGACAGCTAGGATCAATGGCACTTTAGAGGAAATTCTTGATTATTACATGGGGAAAAAATTTAATGTTGGGCTGAGACCATCTGACAGAATAGAAACAGTGAAATATGTGGAGGTATTTGATGCTAATGGGATATTGTTGGGCAAGGGATTAAGAAACACATAAACCAAAAGCACACCTCATGAGGTGTGCTTTCTTTATCCCTACGAAATTTGTGAGAGTTCAACAGGAATATTAGGAGTATAGCACGATGGACGACAATTTAAAAAAAGCTCAACAGAATTACGAGAAATCCGAAAAAGGCAAGGCGCGACGCAAGCGTTACCGCCAGAAGCCTGAAGTCAGGGAACGTGAACGGGAATTAGACCGCGAACGCAAGGAGTATAAACGGGAATATATGCGGGAATTTATGCGACAGAAACGGGCAAAGTTGAAGGAAGAAAAACAAGGTGAATGATGCGGTGAACCCTCTATTTTGAGGGTTTTTAATGATAAAAAAATTTCCAAAAAAACTTTCCAAAACCCCTTGACAAATATTTGTTATCCTGTTACTATATAAGAGTGAGAGAAAAAAACAACAGGAAACAAAAACAATGTTTGTTACATTTGAAACCATAGAATCTAAACAAATCACAATTGACATCACTGGAGTAAGTGGCTGGGATAATGAGCAATTAACAAGATATGCCTGTGAACAATTGAATACAGACTACACAGATTATCAAGGAAGAAGTAGAAAACTGAAAAAAGGGGCAGTAGTAACTCCAATAAACTGGAGACCTCTAAAAGTCTCTTACAGACAAGAACTTACCATAAAAAGACCACCTAGGAAGTATTCAGTAGTTTTCTAAACATAAAACCTAAGCATAATACCCTGGATTAGTGATAGTCCAGGGTATTTTTTTAGTCAAAAAAAATTTCCAAAAAAACTTTCCAAAACCCCTTGACAAATATTTGTTATCCTGTTACTATATAAGAGTGAGAGAAAAAAACAACAGGAAACAAAAACAATGTTTGTTACATTTGAAACCATAGAATCTAAACAAATCACAATTGACATCACTGGAGTAAGTGGCTGGGATAATGAGCAATTAACAAGATATGCCTGTGAACAATTGAATACAGACTACACAGATTATCAAGGAAGAAGTAGAAAACTGAAAAAAGGGGCAGTAGTAACTCCAATAAACTGGAGACCTCTAAAAGTCTCTTACAGACAAGAACTTACCATAAAAAGACCACCTAGGAAGTATTCAGTAGTTTTCTAAACATAAAACCTAAGCATAATACCCTGGATTAGTGATAGTCCAGGGTATTTTTTTAGTCAAAAAAAATTTCCAAAAAAACTTTCCAAAACCCCTTGACAAATATTTGTTATCCTGTCACTATATAAGAGTGAGAGAAAAAAACAACAGGAAACAAAAAATGAGAGTAGCAGAAATTAACACCACAGAACTAAATTTAGACCCCAAAAGATTTCAATACAAACTAGTCCACAATTCAACAGGTGCTACTGGTTCATTATCAAATATTGATTCTTGGAATGTTTACTTGTCTGGGATTGTTCTAGTATGGGGAGATCCCACAGATGGGAAAATTTATGTAGTCAATGGACATAACAGAGTTAACCTAGCTAAAAAATTGGGAACTGTTGAGAAAATTTTATGTAGGTTCATAGATGCCCAAAATCACACAGAAGCTAGGTTAACAGGTGCATTAGCTAACATTGCAGAAGGCATGGGAACTGCTGTTGATGCAGCTAAATTTTTCAGAGATTCTAGTTACAGCATTAATCAAGTAAAAAACTTTGGTATCAATCCAAAATTAAAAATTGTGCAAGATGGGTTAAGTCTCTCAAATTTGGTTAGTTTCTTGTTTGACAAAGTTGCCATTGGTGATATTCCCATTGATAAGGGTGTGATTTTAGGAAGTGTGGGGACTAGAGAACAGCTGGAAGTATGGGAACTAATCAAAGGTAAGCAGGTGAGCAGCAAAGCACTAGATGAGATTATTTCAAACATTCTTAACCCTGCAAGTGGGCAAACATCACTTTTTAACCTGTTCAATCAAGATAGTCAAGATGATGAATTAACCAAGCTGGAATTAGTTGCACAGGTGAGAGTCAAGCTACAAAGATCCAAAAAGTTGCTACATCTAGTTTCAAATCAAGGCAATGCTTCATTCTTGGAGTCAATTGGTAACAATCTCAATCAAGCTGGCAACTTATCAGCTAGTGAGTTAACCCATTATGTCCTGCAAATATTTGACCAACTAAAAAACCAACATTCTCCAGTGAGTGAGATTTTGAATAGTGGTGTTGATGCTAAAAAGTCTGGCAAGTCAATGACAACCATTGTTGATGACTGTGTTAGTCAGTTGATCACAGTCATCCCCAAAATGATTAATCAAAAAGTTGCTGCATAACCAAGAATTTTAACCCAGTTGATCACTTGTCACAGTGATCAACTTTTTTGCATTTTGAGGTAAAAATGAAATACAGACAATTATCAATTTTTGACTTGCATCCACAATCAGATCCACAGGTGAGAGCCAAGGCAACTAAAAAAACTCACACCACACCACAAGAACCTAAAAAATCAGTGATTGACAAAATCAAAGCAATTTCCATCCATGCCCCCCATGCCTATGCCATCTGCATGGGTAAAAAACCTTATGAATACAGAAACTCACCCACCAAAAAAAGAGGTTGGGTATTGATTCACAGCAGTTCTAGCAAGGCAAGTGACTCATTTTTTGAGGACTATGGGATTGACAAAAAAATAGCTGCTAGAGGGGCAATAATTGGGGCAAGTTTCATAACTGACTGTATAGGTGGTGAAAGTGCCATAACTCAACATGGGGGGTATGCCTACAGGATGACAAGATCAATGCTGTTTCCTGCCCCTATTTTGGGTGTCAAGGGGTGTCAGGCAATCTTTTGGGGACATTGTAAAGATCCCCAAAAAATCAAGGCATTTAACCAAGCATTAGAACAGATGGGAATTGACCTGAAAGTGAGAGGATAGGCAATCTGGGGGAGAAATCCCCCTTGTTTTTGGCAACATACAACAGGCTATAATATGGGTTATTTGGATGCAACCATGAAACCCATAGCCTACTCAATGCGCCCCGAAGAAGCCTTAAAACTGGCAATTGGGGAAATCAGAATTATTTTAACAACTCAGGCAGAATCAAAGCGGAAAATCCTGTTTCACGCTTGCAGCTACGACACAACGGAACAGGAAAACGCCGGATTTAAAGCGATCGCACAGTTAGGGTTTTCGCCTGAAGAAGTGCCAACTAATTCAATTATTGGCTGGGCGAAAATTGCAGACGTGAAAACCTACGACGCGGCAAAATTTGCAATTGACGGGAAACTTCACGGACACGGATTTGATTTAAACCAGTTTCTTGCTGCTGAAGGTTGGCAAGGTCAACAAGTTTACGGATTAGTTTTAGAGGAACAACATTATTTAAACCTGCCAATTATGGGCGTGGGTTCAGAATATGTACACGGCGACTTCTGGGAAGCACAAAGCCCGTTTCAAGTGGTGGCATTTGAACGGGCTTTAGATGCTGGGAGTGTTGATATTGCGGCTGCTGTGGGGTATTAAAGTCCTAATCTTTGTGCTGCGGCACGCGCTGCGGCTCTTTCTCCTGGAGTTGCACCACGTTGGGCTAAATTACGAATTGCATTGGCACGGCGGGAAGATACGCCACCGCCCCCGGATGCAGTTCTAGCACCCCCAGATCTTGCTGCCCCAGTTCTAGCCGCGCCAGAACCACGATAAGGATCGTTGCTGGTTCTTTTGAGTCCAGAAGTTCCGCCACGGGCTAATGCACCGCCGCGAGTTGCTAGACCTCCGCCTCCACCGCCTCTATTCTGAGTGCCGCCAGCAGCAGTTCGTCTACCTCGTCCACCTCTAGCCATAATAGTCAATCCTAATTTTGTAAATATGTTTATTTTTAGTTTTCCCAATGACGGTATTAGTAAAAACCCGCGCGATTCACTACGAGTTACTGACTGATGAGAGCGAGATTATTGGCGGCGTGTTTGCTGTTAATCACCGCCAATATATCGAGATAGTTGATTTATTTGTAAACAGAGAATTTCAAAATCAGGGACACGGGCGATCGCTCATGCAGATAATTTTCGACAATCACCCAAACAAAATACTCTGTTTACAATGCGGGGCTTTTAGCAATGGGTTAAGTCAGGGCAATTTAGCGGAATGGTATAAGCGGCTGGGATTTGTGGAGGGTACGCCATTTCATCAAGGGGATGGATGGATGCACAAACCTATTTAGCCGTCATCCTTGCTGTGATTTCCGGGAACAGATCACACAATTCTTTTAACTGAACCGGAGCATAACGCGCCATCCATTTATAGTAGGTACTACATAGAGTTTCCGGTGTGCAGTACCACAGAGTCCGAGGAAATGGCTTACCTTTTTTCTGCGGTATTTGGTGCATTGAGTAGATAGGACTAACAGGCGATTCATTCTCAACAAGTAACGCCCAAACATCCATATCCAGCCAATCACCCAACGGTAAGGCGCGAACCCACGGCAGTAAATCTTTTTTATCCTGATCATGAAATTGCAGCATTCCAGCACGGGCAATTTCAAACTGTCTATCCATACCCTCAGCACCACGCGCACCCCACATATACATTACGTTGGGGGTTCCGTCACCATACAAATGATGAAATTGGTAGATACTTTCATAACTAATTGACGTGCCAACATCGCCCCAATCCCAAAAGTTTAACCGTTGTCCACCTTCACCCTTCAGACCGTAGGAATTACCCCAATCAATATACTTTTTAACTATTAGTGGAAACGGGTCATCAGTTAGATATTCTTCATAATAAAACCCGTTACCAAATGAGTTTATATAATCCTCCCACTCTGGCAAAACGTCATAATGTTGTGGGAGTTCCGCCCCACAGTCAATAATTAAATTACAATAATCAACCTCTGCCAATTCTAAAATTATCGCAGTTGCCATTGAATCTTTACCATACCCAAACCATAGACCCGGTATGACATCCTGATTAACTTTAGGGTTGTCATACCAAGACTGCACACGCTCAATGGTTTTGTTTTTGAGTGCCTGAAATTCATCAGTTTTCGCCCGTTTCGCTGCTTCCAGATATTTCTTCTGTGGCAGTGCTTTCGATATTTCCATCTCCCCAAATATCCCCTTCTAAAATATTTTCAGGCACATCATAATTTCCCCAATTCAACACATCTTCTTCCGTGTGCTGGTTTTCTTCTTGGGTTTCTTTGCTGTCATCTTCTTCTTGGTTGTCGTCGCTTTCTTCTTGTGCATCATGGATCAATTTCTCCAATTCTTCTAAGGGTAAATCGGCATCTAGTTTTAATTGTTGAATACAAGCTAACGCCAATTCTCGCGCCATTCTGTCTTGTGAGTTTTTAAGAACAGCAACAATAAACGCCTTGCAAATATCCAACTGACGGCGGACATCACCCATTTTTGATAGGCGAACCGCGCCATCTGCTAAAGCTAAAGTTCCCTGAAATGCTGCTAACATTCCGGTTAGATCAAGCCCCAAAAGCCGCAGTTTTAACTCTTCGACAAACTCAAAAGTTAGCTCCCCTTGTTCAACTAAAATTTCACACGCTTGGAGTAAAGTTTTACCCTCTTTGGAGAATTTACCAGCGCCTTCAATTTGGCTAAGAATCCGACCATGAGCAACATAGAAACTTTCACGGACAATAGTTTCAAAGTCATGATCCTCCGCATCCGTGAAAGCGTCGCGCCATTTCCCAGACAACCTTTTCCCGTAGAGTCCGTCATTCTTCTTTGGCATTACGAATTAACCAAACTACTTGGGTGATCACCTTGTTTACTTCTTGCATTGCTTTAGAACGGCGGCCATGCCTGATATTGTTCTTTCCACATTTAGATTTATCGCGTGGTCCGGTGGACTTCTCCCAAGGTTTATTTGCCAAGCATCGCCGCCGACAATCTTCAATGTATTCAGGTGATAGATTTCGCTTGTACTTTTTTGGCGGGTATTTTTTAGCCTTGAACAGTTCCATAAACTTGTCAGAATCCAATGTTTTCGGCTGTGATTGGTTCGGCTGCGCTGTCATTTACTGCCACTCCTAATTCAGTAATCATCATGTCTACTATCTTTAGAATTACCTGACTCCGGTATTGTTGAACCATACCATCAGTTGAGATGCCAACTTGGGGCGCGAGTTGGTCAAGTTTGGATCTAAATGGTGCTAAGTCGGATTTATCGAGAAAGATATAAAACTGTGTTTGTTCGCCCTTTCCGGTGTAGTTGATACTTTGGACGCTGGCAACATCCGCCACGTTTTCAGTCTCAACTGTGACTTTTTCCGCAGGTGGTGGAGGCGTGTAATCACTTCTACTGGGTGTTACGTCAATCGTGGTGTTATTGGAATTTTGATCAGAATATTTATCATCATCAAAATCGTAGTTGCCCGTTTCTTCCTGTTCCTCTAACTCTTCGGGTTCTTCCGTCTTCCGTACCAGAAACGCTTGCATAAACGAGTTAGCAGTGCCAGAATCCCAACCCGCACTTTTTAGCTGCTTCTTAGGCATTTGTGCAAGGATAGCGGCTATTTTGCCGGGGTCATCACGTCCATCATGGGATGTGTTGTTAAGTCGAAGCAAAGCCGATTTTTGGCTAAGTTCATCGAGTGTTACGGGGACAATTGGAATAGTTGCCCAATATTCAGCGCAAAACCGCTCTTGGTGCTTGTGAGAAACTTTGTCCCTCCCTGTACCTTTGATCCACCGCTCCCACTCTTTCAAGAAAAAGTCTTCATCCTGTTGACTTAGCCAGTCCGCACCCTGAACCCGTCCATGTCCAGAGATGAGATAGCCAAAACTACCGTCTAAATTCCGTTGAATTGTAGGGTAAATTAACCACCCGAAGTCTAGGAGTGAGTCACGAATCCAAGGCAAATCATTCTCTTCTGAATGTTCGCGGGGATTCTCAGGGTGAAACTTTGCCAACACGCCGGATGTTGGAAGGCGTAAAACTTCACTCATTTTTTAACAACCTCTACCGCTTTTTGTGAGTGAATCATTGCTTCATGCAGCGATTTTAACGCCGCTTCAACATGAGTAGAATCACCACAGGTTTTCATCACCCAGTCAGCAAGCCCGGTAAACTTGCTGGTAACTTGCCATTGTTGTTGTACTATCGTCATTCGTTTTCTCGATAGATTTATTGAATCATTGATAACATAATTCTTAGCCCACAGGGAAGCGGTGCTGTGGTCAATTCCTAAATAGGTTTCGCACCAGTAGGAACTTTTGCCGTTAGCGATCGCATCAATTGCCCTAATCTTCAATTCCTTAGAATAGCCACGCCTCCCAATTGGCGCGGGGTTGTCCCTGAATTGAGTCTGGCAGGACTTGCACAAATAGCCCTGTTTACCGTCACGTTTACCATTTTTAATAGTTTGATAATCTTTGCAATTTGGACATTGAACCCGCCCAAGTGCCATCAACTTTAGTTTTCGTAAAGCGTCAGACTCAATGCGGCGTAACTCCCTCAATTTAATATTGTGAATTTGGCACAGCATTTTGACGGGAATATGGTCAATGTATAAATCTCGGATAATTGTGGCGTGAAGTTCTGGCAGTTTGTCAAGTAGGGGGAGAATTGAATCTAATTCCTCTTGTTGTTCTGCCGTCAGTTGTTTAGGCAACTCAGGATTATTCTGATTGCAAGCCATCGCCGCCTCTTTGGCGACTTGCAAGGATATCTCAAGTTCTAAAGCAGCCTGTTCATAAGTTACGCCGTGCTTTTGGGCGTATCGCTTTAGTTTTTGGTGAGTTTCTTGTAACTGACGCGGGACTTTTACTATCCGCGCTTTATCCCTGACAAATTGCGCCATTGCACCATAGATAAAGGGAACAGCGTAACTGGACAGCTTGATTTTCTTGGCAGGGTCAAACCTCTCCACCGCTTTGATCAACCCCTCCGCACCAATTTGTATCAGATCTTCTCTTGGGACTGTGCAGCAAGCGGTCATTTTCCCTGCGACATGACCGACCAGTCCCATATTCATCTCAACTATTTTATTTCTCAGTCGGATGTCCCTGGTTTGGTGAAAATTAATTAAAAGTTGCTGGTTGTCTAAGTATGCCGCGTCCATTTATTCCAAATTTAGTAATTACCTTTAAATTACCCAGTCCTGGCGTGTTTGTCACTGATCCAGAAACAGGAAACCCAGTGCAAACCACAACCGATGTAGTTGTCGAAGCATGGATGGAGGGTAACGCCGCAGTCAAGCCCGAACCAGGGCAAAATCCAAATGTGGTTAATTTACGCGGCTATGCTGTAAAACCTCGACTACTGCCAACTGAGTTGATCCGCAAACAGTCGGAAGCGTCAGCAGTTTATACCGATCCTCTCACTGGTAATGAGCAGACGGGAAAGTTTACTTTACAACCGCAATTCGACGGTAAACGTCCCAGAGTCACCAAGGCTTTAGCCCGTGCTTTGGGGGCGGAATTACAAGGTACTTTTGAGTTTGGGTAATATGCCGATTTGGAGAAGTTGGACACCACCGCAATTAACCGTAACCATTGCCGATTACCAATGGTCAGCACCTTACGCCTATGATGTTCATGAACGACAAGGAAACCGATGGACTGATCGGGCGTTAGTTGGTAGTGATTTAACTGCGGTTTTTAAAAATAACTACCAAACTACTCTAGACATGGCATTTATCCAAACCGCATATTATTTGAATCAACGATTTTTAGATGAAGTGCCTCAAAGAACCGGAACATTAAAAGCGTCACAATCCATGAAGTTATCATGATCAAAAACATCCACGCCGCGCCGGAACTTAGAGCCGTAATTGTTGACTTACTAGCACAGGAACTCGGCACTTTTGGCAACGGTCAACCTGCTGTTTGGGTAGAACCTCCGTCAGCACCAAAAGGCGCGGTCAGTGGTGGGTTAGAGGTGAGTATTGTTAGGTTTAAAAATGTTTCTAGCAGTTCTTTGATGCTGAATAATCAACAAGAACAACGGTATGAGTGGGTGGTTTCTGTTAAGACAACAGGCGATAGAACGGCGTTGGAGTATTCTAAATTCAATAGCGCTATAGACAAAATGCGGCGATATTTCCCCCGTCGTAGAGAGTCAATATCGCCGTTTAGTGAAACTGATAATTTAATTGCAACTTTTAGATTGAGCGAGTTAGAAGTTTTGAATAATTATTTATAGGTGAGGTAAATGGGCGGGGCATATTTCGGGTTATTCGTTGCCATGTGACAAGGTTAAAAAATGTCCGGGCGAACGGGATTGGTGGTAATTATTGAAGTTTAAATCATGTTATTATTTATGAATACCCAAAAACGCGACTATTCAAAGTGGCCACGTTTTTATTATCGGGTATTCGACCGCTCATTTAGTTTAGGGAACAAGCGATCATGGTTAATAGTTTAGCTCAAAAAGACTTCATCGTTTACGACAAAGAAGCTCAAAAATTTAAGGTAGATCACAGCAGAGAGGGGTTTGTTTATATAATCCGTGCAGTAGGAACGAATAGGATAAAGATTGGTTTTAGCAAAGATCCCGAAAAGCGTTTAGCATCACTAACGTCGCCTCAAATGCCGTTTGATCTAGAACTCGTTTACAAAGAATGGTTTATAGATGCTTACGCGCTAGAACAGTGTATGCACAAAACATTTCATAGGTACAGGGTAAAAGGTGAATGGTTTGAAATCCCCATAGATATAGAAGATTGTGTTGACGATCATGATGGAATAGAGTACAAATTTTGTTCTGTGTATCAAGATGAGTACGAAAATGAGTTTTGGGGTAACAAAATTTATCACCCATACCCGATTGAAAGTGTGTTAATCAGAATAGGATTAAACGAATTTTTCGACGATGTAGTTAGACCAGTCGTAACAGAATTTGTAAAATGTTTCGCCACTGCCTGTAATATTGACGACAAACGAGCATGGAACGGATTTGATGCGAATTTATCCAGCTTATTACAGGATAAACTGGAATATATTTCTGTCTGTTCAACAGAACCTGACTTTTTAAGCAAAGCAACTAAATGGATGTTTGACGAGTTGAACACCGTAGTGTTTTATTCAATTGAGGCTAAATATACGGATCAAGACATGGGCTATGGAAAAGAATCATGGAAGGGGATGGGCGGACTAACCTATCAGATGGGCGTTATAGCTGGAGTAATCGAAACCTGCCGCAATGCTATCCAAATCCTCAGAGAACTAGGGGGTGAAATAAAACCTCAACCCACTGTCAACTAAAACCCAATAACTCATAATAAAACCACCTCCTGATTTTGTCTGAGAAGTGGTTTTATTTCACCAATTATCACTATTTGGCTAATCCCAAAACCCTTACCCTGCCTACGTTCCCAGCTTTCCCTACAGAATCTTATTCATGGTTGCCAAAAGTGAAGAATTTAATTAATTTTTTCTTCTGATTGATCTGTTTCCCCTAAAATCCTCTTTTTGATTAAACGCATTTAAGTTATATGGCATGAAGAAAAAGATTCTGTATGGAAAATCCAGAACCTAGTCACAGCAAGGGTTATTGAAATATTGATAATCTTATCGAAATAGCCTATAATACCCATAACGGACAAAACGCCCCAGTGGCTCTGAACCCACCAAGACGTTTTTTATCAGTCCGCTCAATCTGCTCATTTTTCACCCGCACAGATCAAGAAATATATATGAATCTTAACGTAAAACTCCCAGAATTGCAAGGTACAACCGTACTCACCCGCCAACAAATTTTAGACACCCGTGAAATGGCGTTTGGTGCGGCGGACAAGATGAGCGATCGCCAACTTCTAACCCACATGGGGATATTAAACTCATTGATATGGCGGGCTGCTACTGACTATCAGGCTATACGCAAGGATAACGACGGCGTGGAAAGGATTATTCCTGAGAACTGGAATAATTTATTAGCCTGTTCGGTTCAGGGTGAGGTACAAATAACAATCCCTATTGACTGGACTGACAAGTATTTAAAAACCTATTGGACGGGCGCGTTCCATGACCAGAAAACCGTGAGAACCTACCGGAAACAGCAGTTATCATGGGGACTATTTTATTTTGATATTGAGAACCGTCCCAAGGGCGCTATGTGGGGAGCATTCACAGGCACTCCCAACCAAGGAATAGCTACACCGCCCGTATTAGAACGGGTTGACGTTGCCAGAATATTAATTTTTTATCAGATGTTTGATCAAATTAGGCGCTCCAAAATTAACGAAAAACTTAAAAATTCTGAGGATGTAACCGCGTTTAACTGTATGCCGGATCATGGCGGTATGGTGATGGTTGAACTCTACAACGCCTTATTTTTTGGTGTCTCAGAGTTTTTTGGGGGTTCTTATGGGAGTTCCGATATAGTCATTGGGAGCATAGAGCCATTGCCAGCGACTAAAGTTATTGTGTGGCAGTGGCAGAAACGAAAAGGACTGTTTAGGGCATTGTGGGAACGGATGGTGATTAAGGCTGGATTTGTTGCTAAACAGGCGTTAAAGATTGTCACTCAGATGGTAGTCGAGCCGCTGGGAGAATTAGTAGAAGTTCCGTTTTAAATGTCCAATTTTCTCCGATAATAATGTTAGTTAATTCTTGAAAATAAGATGAACAATAATAATTATGGAATGTCTCAAACACGAGACAAATGTTATGGCGTAGCCGCTTGTCTTACCTATTGGGCTTTCAAGTGCCGTGACAGAAAACGTAGTCCAGCGATGGGTACTAAAACCTGGACTTACTTGGAATCAAGTATTAGAAACTCTGCTGAAATATCAACTAATTTAGAAGATTATTTGCAGCGACTTTGTGATAAACTTTGTTCACAATTACGCCCAATCGAGTTAACAAAAATAATTCAGCCAACACAACGGATACTAAGAGTAAATGAAGATGCGACGGAAATCAAGGAACTTCCCGTTGACCAAAATCTTGTATTTATGGGATGGTTGGATTTAATTGCTGACATTCAACCACACGGATTTACCGAGTGGGATGTACTTGAACTACTGAGAACCAAAGCAGGGATTATTCAAGTAATTTGTAGATTACGGTTTGAGGAAGACCGCAGTTTAGGGTTAGATGAACCAGAAGAGTTTATAGAAGTTGAGGTGACAAATGTTTGATAATTACGATGTTTTTGACCGTGAAAGATTGACATTGCATTGTGTAATTACGACACAAACGCCACTTTCACATATTGGGGAAGTGTCGGGAAATGTGAGCAATTTAAAAACATTAAAATTACTGGATTTTGAAGGTAATCCCAGAAGTGTTTTCACCTATTCTGGAAATGCCTTGAGAAATGGTTTGTTACGGCGTGTAGGTGTAGCTGCGGCGTTAACTGAATTAGGATTACAGGTAAATCCTGATACACACCATACAATGTTTGCAGGTGGCAGGATTGATGCCGGTACAGCTTCAGATATGGAACTTGATAAAAAGATCCGGGTTCTAATGCCTTGGTTGTCGGTCTTAGGAACTGCTAAACCTGCTAAAGTGTTTGGTTCTAAAGATGCCCAAATGGTGCAAGGTAGGATTAATGTAGGTTCTGCTTACTTGGCTTGTTATGAGTCAGCAGAGTACATCTACAATCAGATACCAGCAATATTACCACCGGAAATACAACCCGCTATTCAGAAGCTAATTGAGGCTAAAAATAAATTATCTTCAGACCCATTCACTCCCACAAAAACTGAAGATTTGGATAATTGGAATCAAGCAAAAAATGACTACTTGCCTTTGATTAGAAAAGTAATGAAAACATGGTCTGAATATTTAACGGTTGATCAAACTACCCGCAGAGATGCAACTTTAGATCCTAATTTGATTAAATTTCTGCCAACAGAAGTACAGGCGCAACTCAAGGGAGATGGTGCAGCTAAAGAGAAAAAATCGGATCAAATGATTGCTTCCGATAGATTAATTATGCCAGGAGCAAAACTATACTCAAGATGGGATTTGAACTGTACGCAAGTTGAGCAGGGATGGATTTTTGATACTTTATTGAAGTTTGCACAATTCCCGTATTTAGGTGGTAAAGGCAATCGCGGAAATGGTCGAGTCAGCATGAATTTCTGGTTTAGTTCTGAGTCAGAACGTGGTTTATTGTGGAGTTCTGAAAGTGGTGTAGAGAGCGATAGATTTAACCTGGCACACGCTAAATATAGAGAATATATCAATCAATATCAACAGTTTTTGAGTGAGGCGAAAACATCAACTGAGTTAAGGAGTTTGTTGGGTGGATAACTTAAAAATTACAGCACATTTGGCGACATCTTTGGGTGCTTATGACAACTGGAGTCCATCGCTAGAAGGGATTTTAGTTTATAGGCTTTTAGAACAAAATAATCTACTTTCACCTAATCCCACGCCAGATCAAGTAGCAGAAACCAAAGAGTTTATTGAGCAGAATTTACCACTAAAACAAGGTGTCATTAAGTCAGAGAAATATTGGTGCGTGAGTTCACCTTGCTATGTTTTGCAGGGTGAAGCTACAGACAAATATAGAAAACGATGGGATAATCACGAAAACAATTTAGACTGGGGTAAGCGTAAGCCCAAATTTTTAACAGGTGAAGGGGCGGAAAAATCCTATGATTTACCGCTTTACACAAGGTTAATTAATTCTATTTCTTGGTTTGCTGTAGGCGATAAAACGGCAATCAAAAATCTTTTGTCGTCTGTTACTCACATTCAGAAAAAGCGTAGTTACGGCAATGGTGAAGTCAGGGAATGGGAAATAGGGGTGATTTACGATAATTACCATCTGTGGCGTGATAGTAAATTAATGCGTCCTATCCCTGTTAGATTACTTGATCAAAAAATAGATAATCCTCAGATGGTTTGGGGGTGGAGAAGTCCCGCTTGGTTAGCGGCAAACAAGGAGTTGTGCTATATGCCAAAGGATAACGTGATTTATGCTAAGTAACGGATCTGGCGTTCAATATCCCTGGTTAAAAAAGAAAATAACCAGGGCAAAAGACTTAATTAAAACATGGTTAGAGCAATGCGATTATCAGGTTTACGCTAGTGTGTCAGGTGGTAAAGATAGCCTAGTGATGTCACATTTGATTAGGCAAGTTTACTCAGATTGTCCATTGGTCTGGGTAAATCAGGGAATGTTTGCTGAATGGGATGATTGCATTGAATTATTAGAGTTTTTGAAAACTCAGGGGTGGAATATTATTGAACTTTGTCCAGTGCGTGATTTATGGCATTTGTATCTGGATTATGGCGTTCCCCTTGAAGGGACGATGGACACAAAAGCCGATAAATTGATAAATCAAAAACTGATTTATGACCCGCTTAATGAATACCAAGAATTGAATAATGTTAAGGGTTATGCGTGGGGAATACGTAAGCAAGAAAGCAAAAACCGCGCATTTTATCTCAACAAATATGGTGAAGTGCATACGCTCAAAAACGGGTTGATTTGTTGCTCACCCGTGGCATTTTGGACTACTCAAAATATCTGGGAATATATTGATATGCACTCGTTAAAATACCCTGCTATTTATGATGTTGATAGAATGACAGTTAGGAATGGATGCCCAATCGGTACAACAGGTGCTAACTGGGGAAGATTAGCAGAGTTAAGAAAGCATTACCCAGATATTTATAATCAATTTGCTACTAAATTTCCACAGGTATCAACCTATGTCTAATTGCTACCTTTGCGCTAAACCCGGATCTAATGCTTTGGAATTATCCAATACATTCACGATGCACTCGTCAGCTAAATGTCCAGAGTCTAAAGTGCTATGCGATCGCTGTCACTCTACAATTTCCGGTAATCAAAAGCAGCTTTGGTACTGGAATGAAGGTAAAAATAAATGGTCAAAGCTGTGGGGACGTTCTTTGTCCAGGGTTTATCAGGGTGATAAGCTAATTGCGCCTGTCGTTGAAGGTGAATATACAGAAGGCAAGGATACTTTTTCAATAGTTAAAAACTTGCTGACTAGGGTGGGAATTAGGCAATACTTGTTAAATCCACCTGAACCGCCTTTTACTATAGCCATAGCAGAATCGGGGCAAAAACATATTATCCCTTGGGCGTTAGAAGGTCAAAACAGAGATTTATTCCCTGTGCAATTTGAACTCGACACTATTTATATTGACAATAGATTTAGAGAATATTTGGAAATTTACGAACAATTGATGGGATTAGGTTTTAGTAAGTCTGAAATTGATTCTGGAGATTATCGAAGCGATCGCCTAATGAAAGTTTTTGATCAATATGGGGAACTTGAGGAACGGATAGCGCGTATTAGGGGAACGAGATTAATGCAATTAATTAGCTATGTTGCCCAAGTGCAAGACGCGCCGCCAATTACGGAAGTAGTGCAAATTCCCGTAATGCCTGTTTCACCAAAAACACTTGAGAAGCCACTGCAATTATCTTTGTTTTAGGCAAAAATAAAATCAAAAATGTCCAAACTATTCATCCCCAATTTCATCATTTACGCCACGCTCCCAACCATAGAAGCGACTTGTGGAGACTATGAAGTTGACCCGGAAACCGGAAACCCGATTGCAGTCAATACCACCCTGGAGATTAAGGCATGGATGCAAGGCTATGATCAGCTACGGCAGGGGCGAACCACGGCTAAACCGGAACATCCAAGCGTAGATTTTAACACCGTTTATTTGTCAGGTTATGCCGTCACACCTAAAGCCATACCCGCCCGGACATTGTTGGCGCGTGAAAAATATGGTGGTCTGGCTTGTTTAATGCCTTCAAGGGTAAAGACGACGCGCCGATGGATTTTGTGGACTTATTGCCGTTTGCAGATGATATTAAAACTGGCAACAAACGGATAAGTTTCGCCACAGAAAAGGTCATTAAAAAGTTGGTCAAAGACGAATCTTTGCCAACTCAAATATTATCTATTTTGGGGATGTTGTTAGAATGATTTGTGTTATAATAGTCGCATATATTGAACTTTTATAACACTGCTATCTTCGTCTTGGTTGTCAGGTTTCCCCGTCCCCTTGGATGGGGTTTTGTTGTTTACAGATGAAACGATCTTTTAGTGACGGAAATTCCTCTAGAAATTGTTCTAAATTTAACAACTGAAACTCATTTCTGAAATATGAATCTGGCACAGAATTAATGGCATTAGGGAAGGTTATTTTCCCATTTATGTCAACAGAAGGATCGTTACAAGTTTGTTGTAGCTCAACTGTTCCGTCATCTGCTATTGCGCGAACAGAATAGTGAGTGCCATTGGTTTTAAGCCGAACGCCATAAGGATAATCTTGGTTCATCTTGGTTTTTGTTCTTTACTTCGTGAAATACCACACGCAAAATATTAACACTACCAACTAAATTACCTACTCACCAATTAATCTTTGTCTAGCAGTTCCGAATACCAAATCAATCACCTCATCCAGTGAGTCGGGCGCGATGTATTCGTTGGTACTGTGACGTTAGGTTCATTGGTTTTGGTGTGCGACAAATAGCATAAGTCTGTTCTTTTCTGGGTTGATATTACAAGCTGCTAAATTCCTATTCCCCCAAATCAGAAGTAATCCTAATGGGAATTTGTCAGCAATATCGTGTGTGATAATTTCTGCGCTGTAAGCCGCTTTTGTAAATTCTATTACTTGTTGGTGAGATATAGAATCAGTTGATAATATGTCTCCTGCTTGGGTATCGTGGTGAATTTGGATGGTGTGATCGCCTATCAGGTACAGCCAAGCAAATACAGGTAATTTAGAATCAAGTTGCAAGTGGAATAACCACTCATCAAGTCTTTTTTGGTTTTTGGTTCTTTGATCATTCATGATTAATTTAGATAATTCTAGTAATACGTGATGGTAGTTTAAGACGTTGCTTGTTGTACTTAGGGTTTAATTGATAGATACTTAATGATTCTTGATCACTACTTTGATGTTGCTATTTTTAAGCACGGATGAAACATAACAAAGCGCGGTATATAATGTTTTCCCAGAACCTTGATAAGCACCTGTTAATTCTGAGAAATTATCTATTCTACTTAAATATCCAGGCAACGCCCGTTTCTGCCAATCACGCAAGTATGTCTTGTTGGTAATCATTTTGTTATTGATTGTATGGATAAGGTTGAAAGTGCGATCGCCCCAAAAGAGACGACCGCGTGACGTACTATAGTCGCATATATTGAACTTTTATAACGCTGCTATTCCCCTCACTTGGTATTAGATGTCTCTCGCCCCATCCCCTTGGATGGGGTTTTATTTTGCACTAAAAATGTATTTAATATTTTCAGTGGCTTTACTCAATTCTCTTAATCGCTTATTCGCCTCTTTCGATGTCGTCATAACGCTAGTCCCACCGGAACAATCCGTTTAGTTTTATTAACGATTCACTCCATGTATGTCCTAAATACATTCCTCTTCTTTTTTCGTGAACTATCAAATAATAACCGTCTATATTGCCTTTGCGAGTTGTCCATTGCAACCCTAACCATTTATTCCAATTGAATCCATTCTCGTAGCTTCTACGCCGTATTTCCGTTGTTTCTGTCCCGTCAATTAAAATTACTATTGCGAGGCTGCCTAACATGACTCTCACGCAGACAATACGCCACGAATCTTTGTAGTGTTCAAAATCTCCGCCTAAAATTGCTCTGCCATCAACAATCTCCGAATCAGTCATCGGAAGCCCTTGAGGTAAGTTACCCATAATTCCCACCATACCTATTGACGGGAACGGTCTAAGGAGACCATTCTTGTTATTAATTCGTAAATTATCAAGAATCCATTTATTGACTATTCCTTCCCCTTCGGGAATCTCGCATTCATCAAAACTATTTTGTTTGTTCAATACTTCCCATCCCTTGCGCTTTTTTCCTTTCTTTGAATTGCTTGATTTCATAATTATCCACCCAGTAAATTCTACAAGTTTCGCAAAAATCAGTATCTAGTCCAGGTATTTTATCGTGTGTGCATGGAGTTTTTATTGTTTTGCCTTCTTCAGTTTTCCATGAAATACTGCTAGTGATCATAGTAATTAATTATCAACAACTACCTCACCACTGGGTATATTGAAATTGACTTAACCATTGCAATACCTTCGGATTCTTCCTGCTTTTTGCGCTCTTTAATCATCCTCTCGTCGTGTTCCAATTTACGAGAATATTGATAGGTGACACGCCTGCTAACCCATGCGCTACAATCATTGGTTTTGATTTTCCCGTCGTTACCTTCAATCAGTGTTACTAGATTGGGCTTCAGTTCTTCTAGTTCCTGCTCTAGTGCCTTCTGAATCAGCTTTATCTCTTTATACCGTGCGAGATATTGGCTTTTATCGTACCCTAAATCAATAATAGGTAATTCAGGGTCAACGTCGTTATTATTTAGCGGTGGGTTGAATTTTTGGATGTATTCATGTTCCCATTCTTCTAAATCATCCATATCATTCCATAGCAAATAGCAGATGTATTGCACATTGTTAGCGCGAAATTCACTCTCTTGAAGACAGGGGATAAATTCTTCTTTTAGACTAAATGAAGTGCCGATATACCAGACACGATAAGCCGCGTCACAGGCAAAATATATGCCGGGTGAATCGGGTAGGTTTTGGGCGTTGTTCAGTGTTACTTTGGCGAGTTTTTTGATTGTTAGGTTCATTAGGTTTATTGCACTAATCTAGATTATTTCTAACGTCGGTAAAATGTGGGTTAATTTTTAGATCATCTAGTTTCACCCATTGCCTTCTTAGACCTGATCTGCCTTGCGGGTGAATCTCGATAAATCTTGAATTTTTCCTCTTGTTTTTACTCCAGTCAATTTGAGTTATGATCGCTGGGTATTCATTCTGCCATGCAAGGACGTGGCGTGGTTTCAGTTCTCTTAATTCTTGCTCAGACATAATAAATCTTTCCTATTCAATATTTGTTCAATATTTGCGATGTTTACGAAAGCGCGGTCGTCTCTTTTGGGGCGATCGCCTAAATTAATTATTCAAATGAAGCTAACGCCATTTCTACTAATTGATCCGGCGTGGCTTGCGCGTGTAGTTTTGCTTTACGTTCCGCCATGCGTTCAAATAGTTCTATTGATTCCTGTTCCAGTTGGTTCATGTTATCTCGATTGCACTGGAAATGACGCTTATTAAACAGCCGTTCATTTACCTTGACCGTCCAATCTCGATAATTGTTAGGCGTGGGAGTTACGCCAAATAAAGCGGTGGAACGGTCGCGTAAAATGTCAGTCCAAAGCTTACGGGCTAATATTCGTTTCATCCGTAATGCCAAAAGCTTATTACGTTCTGACTCTTCAACTTGTTTGCCGAACGCTTTATCAAATCGTCTTTCCAGTCCCTCTTCAAGAATGGCATCAACAAAAGCCCTGGCAACCAAGTTACCTTGTTTGTCTAATTGCCGTATAAGCTTAGACAGATCGGAAAGTACGATTATGTTGACGGCTTTTGGGTGTAAGTCGCTTTTAACTTTTTGGTGGGATTGGAAAGCTATGCTACACAAGGATTCTAACTGTTTTATGCTTCTTCCTGATGGGATTAATTTTATGTCGGCTAGTTGGGGAATAGAGGCAACATAACTGCCGTCGGGCATCATCAAGCCATCAATCTTGGCAAATCCTAAATCAACTGTCGCAACAACAGCTTTTGAGGTATCATTAGACATAGTTCACTAAGTGGTTAAGTAAAGTGGACTAACCATTGAAACCACCGGAATACCGCAAATATTCCTGCGTGGTATGGTTTAAATAATTATATCATGTTTTCAATAGTCTTATTAATTTTTCAATAACTTAGGATACAATATTATCCAGTCGCGTGATGGTGTTGGTAGCACCGATTCACCACTGGCTGTAGGTCTTGTACACCCACATTGATATTATTCCCAATGAAAACTATTAAAATCAAGGTCAAACTTCTTGCTGAACAGGCGCAATCATGCGATCGCTACCTAGAAGAATTGACATGGCTATGGAATCAGGTATTGGCTAATCAATTGCATAACCATTGCATCACCTGGTACAACTGGGCTGGTAAGTTGAGCGCAGATTTAGCTAAGGCGACGGAAAAGTTAGAGAAGCTAAAACCGGAACAACAGCAGCTTGTTAGGAACTACTACCGCAGCAAAGACAAGCCAAAACTCAACAAAAAAGAACAGGAATTAGTTGCCAAATTTGATATATTTTCCCGGTGGTTGCCGTTTGACTTAGAAAATATTATTCCCGTACCTTTGCGAGTTGGCAACAGTGGCTACGAGGGCTTATCGTGCCAGATTGCTACAGGCGGAAGTTACTGGAAACGGGACGATAATTTTAATATTCCCATTAAAACCAAAAAGGGGATTATTCACGTCAAAGGGTCTAAATTAGTTAAGGGTGATTACCCCTGGAAACGGATAGAGATAATCCCCCACAAATACAAAACTTTCCCCAGTGGTAAGTTTGAGGGGAGGGAATTAATAGATTTAATGAAGTTTGATAATTTGAACGGGTTAAACGGGTTAAGAGCGATGCAAAACCTACCAGACTTAACCGTTTCATCTCACTACGTCGGAGGCTTGTTAGGGTTTTTCAAACAGTCATGGTTAGCATTTTTAGACCCCAAAAGGATAAACAGCAGGAAGCCAAAATTCAAAAAAGATGCTGATAAGATTAGCACTTTATTTAATAAGCAATGTCCACCAAATAAGATAGACATAAAGAATAATTCAGTTGAAATTACTGGATTTGGCAATTTAATCGTTACTGATAGAAGTTGGGGGGAAAGACTGAACCTAGATAGCAGTCTTCCTCGGGCGTATATGCTAACCAAAAAAGCATCTGGCTACTATATCAATATTGTCCTTGCTCACCCATTGCAAGAAGAAAAAGCGGTTTTAACAAAGAAATTACCCAAGGTTAAAAAGGAGCTTGGAGAAGACAGCCAAGAGTACGAAAATATTAAGTCTAAAATCAAGTTTATTGAACAGCAAATCAAGGATTCGTTAATCGTAGTGGGAAAGAATTTAAGCGTAGGGATTGACCCTGGAGTACAGGCTATTGTGGCGACAGATCACGGGGCGTTATTCCTCCCAAATCTAAGCAGGGAAAGAGTGTCAATCCATATAGAGGAACTACAATCAAGGCTTGATAACCTTGAATTAATTAATGATAAAAAGTGGAAAGATTCAGGAAGCAAAGGTGCTAGACCTAAGACAAAAAACGAGATTAAGATACAAGATAAAATTACCAGATTACATGAACGTGGGGCTAATTCTTCTAATGCCTTTAATCATAAAATGTCAACTAGATTAAGCAGGACTTACGAGCATATAGCATGGGAGGATACCCAGTTAACCAATCTCCTAAAACAAACAGAAGCTAAAGCATTGCCTGAAGGGGTGGGATATGCTCACAACGGCGCGTCTGCTAAACGGGGTTTAAATTGGATTATGAGACAAAGATGCTTGGGTGATTTAAAAGCTAAAACTAAGCAAAAAGTTGAGAACAGAGGCGGTAGTTTTCATGAACCACCTGCTAACTACAGTTCTCAACTATGCCATTGTTGTCATCAGAAAGGTGAGCGATTATCACAGTATGAGTTTGTCTGCAAAAACTCTGAATGTGAGTTATTTGAACAGGTGCAACAAGCTGACACCAATGCGGCTAGGAATCACAAACATAATAGTAGTTTTGAACTAGGAGAAGTCAAATATCACAACACTAGATTGGTTTACCAAAAACCCAAGAGATTTAAAAAGAAACGCTTGACAAAGTAGATGGTTTTAGTTATTATCAATTTACCGCAGTTTGGACGGGATGACTGGTTCTGTCAGTCTATGACTTGATGATTTTACGATCAAAAAGTAAGGGAGATGGTGACTACTCCCATAGACCAGCCGGAACTATGGCTGGCAATCCTCAGAAGGGATTAATCATTTTGCAATCATCGAAGCGGCGTGGCTAAAACAAACCCGCGCGCAAATCCAGAACCTAGACAAGCGAAGGGATTAGAGCTATCTTTGCAGAATATCAAAAGGGATTTAAGCGGCTGCAATGGACTTTTTGGATTCCTTGCAGGATGACTAATCCCTTCTGAGGGATTGAAACAATGATACTGGTAACACGTTCTCTTGGTTGTTTACCTTGCAGGATGACTAATCCCTTCTGAGGGATTGAAACCAGCCTGGAGAGGGAATTTCAGCAAGAATTAGAACTTGCAGGATGACTAATCCCTTCTGAGGGATTGAAACTTGAAACGCTGGCGCAAGATTTCGAGAAAAAACTTGCAGGATGACTAATCCCTTCTGAGGGATTGAAACCATTCTTTAAACATGGTTCATAGAACTTATGACTTGCAGGATGACTAATCCCTTCTGAGGGATTGAAACGATCACAAGGAATAAACCGATTATTTCTCGACAAGTGACTTGCAGGATGACTAATCCCTTCTGAGGGATTGAAACTTGGTGATTGTTGCGATCGCTCTTTATTAACCCCTTGCTTGCAGGATGACTAATCCCTTCTGAGGGATTGAAACTTGATAGCAGGGAACAGTGGACAATTTAACAGGCTTCTTGCAGGATGACTAATCCCTTCTGAGGGATTGAAACTCCTTGCCAGAAATTAAGGAACAGTGCGAGATGATGACTAGCTTGCAGGATGACTAATCCCTTCTGAGGGATTGAAACTATCAGAATATTGATTAATAGATGTAGTGTAATGTGCTTGCAGGATGACTAATCCCTTCTGAGGGATTGAAACGACAGTATCCTTCATTGTGCTATTGGAAATAATGAGCTTGCAGGATGACTAATCCCTTCTGAGGGATTGAAACTAACCATTTGTTCTAGCAGTTGGTTTTCTGCTATGTTCTTGCAGGATGACTAATCCCTTCTGAGGGATTGAAACAACTTCCAAGAGGGCGCGGAGGTCAAGTCCAAACTTGCACTTGCAGGATGACTAATCCCTTCTGAGGGATTGAAACCACCAAAGGCAAGAATTAGCACAAGAATTTGTACCTTGCAGGATGACTAATCCCTTCTGAGGGATTGAAACTGTTTCCCGTCTCCCAGTTTGGCGAGTGCATCGGAGTTGCTTGCAGGATGACTAATCCCTTCTGAGGGATTGAAACAGATCCTTTTGTGGGATTGATAGCAGCCCGTTGTACTTGCAGGATGACTAATCCCTTCTGAGGGATTGAAACTCCGCGCTCGGACTGGGAGAACTTAGGCACATTCACTTGCAGGATGACTAATCCCTTCTGAGGGATTGAAACCGTTATTCAAAATATTCAAACACTGGAGGTTGCATCTTGCAGGATGACTAATCCCTTCTGAGGGATTGAAACTTGACTTAATTCTATTCCCCCAAAAGATGACATTACTTGCAGGATGACTAATCCCTTCTGAGGGATTGAAACGCGCTAATTCTTTCACTGCAAATACTCCTATTGATCTTGCAGGATGACTAATCCCTTCTGAGGGATTGAAACTTGGATTGGTACGGACATGACGACTACATAGTGCCAATCAACCCAGAATTTAAAGCAAGCGAATTGAATTATCAAGTTGCCGTAAAGCGTGGTGAAGTAAAACCATTTCCAATTGAGTAAAGTTATTTGGAATTTTACCTCAATTCCATCAATAGTTTGTCCGTTATATTTGCCTTTGGGAAGTTTATTTTTGAGTTGGTTCACGGTTTTTAATAATTGTATTAATCTATAACATTATACATACTTAAGATCAAAAAAAAGCCCCTGATTTCTCAGAGGCTAATTTCTAAAATGGCAGAAAATCGTATAAATTTCTTTTACCAGATAGACTTTCTCTACCACTTAAATTCCTCCAAAAGATTAATCTTCATCAGCTTCATAGTCAGGGCGATCGCCAGTGAGTAGCTGAAATATTTCTTCAGCCGCGCAAAGAATTGATTTTTCTGTTGGATGCTGGGAATTAAAAAAATAGCCCGGATTTTGCCGTTTTGCATACCCTAGATACCCGTAGATGATCCAACAAAGGTCTTCAATAAACTCTTTTTGATTGCAGTCAAATGATGTGTCGATCTTCATCATGCTATTTGCTCTTTTGAATTAAATAAAACTTCTCCAACAAATCCTTTCTGTCTTTGATCGTTTGCGCGATCGCTCAAATATTTTAACTAAAGCGATCGTGCTAACTAATTAAATTGATAAAACAATATCAATTATTTCTTGCGGATTTAACCGACTTGGTGTGTTCCAACCGCTTCCACCAACTGTTTTACGCCCTCCCCAACCGTCTGCATTAGGGTTAATTTTGCGTTCGGCTTCTGTCAAGGCTTCAAAAGTGCCTTGTGTGTAGTCTAGGGTTGAGAGTTTGGGGTGTAGCGGAATACAACCGATTGTGTAACTAAATCCTTTAAATTCGTTGTCTACGAATACTTCTCGCTGCGCTAGAGTAATCGGTGTTGCACAGTCGTGACCGTGATTTTCCCGAATAAAATCGTAGGCTTTTAGAGCGCAACGCGGATCTATGTACCGCCCTTGTAAACCTTTGTAGTCAATTAACAAAGTATCTTTGTAGAAAGTTACACGGTTTTCATCAAGTAGTAGCTGCGTATTACTTTCAACCTTCTCCCAATATTCCTTAGCTTCCCCACATTCTCCAGGGAATTTACGTTCACCCTTGCAAGCAGCTATTAGGGATTCTGTACCGCGTTGGAAAGCTAGAGAAGCATATTCTTCTTTTTGCTCAATTGTCCACTGTTTACGGTCTTTCGGAAGACCTAATTCAATAATTAAACTATCTGAATCGGATTTCATTGCTGCTACGCATTGAGCGGCAAAGTTGGATAGGTGCGACAATTCGGACGGAACGCCAAGATGATCACAGTCGTAAGCGATCGACCGGAGTTTGTTCAATGTTTCTTGGCTTAAATTATTAATCTGAAGATAAGCAGCAGCTACGCAAGCATCTGCATCAACCTGAGTAGTCACAATCAACCCTTGTAAATCAGAATTGATCATCAACTCATTACTTTTAGGCATTTCATCAATCTGAATGTCTGCACCATCTTGGCGATGATGATCAAAATGGTAATCCTCCCCTTTCATTGAGTTTATTAACCATCCCGGAACAGTCCCATCAACCATGAAAACTTGGCATCCAGATGATGCTTTTTCTAAAACTTCTAAACGAGTTGTCACCAAATATTTGACCATTTTGAATCCTTTTAGGTAAATTAATTAGCAGTTTAACGACTTACTCAGGTCAATTGATGTTTACTTTCCTGCAAGCTCATAGGCATTTTCAACTAATTCTGCCACAGCTTCATAGGGCGTAGTTAGCAGACTTATACTGAGGCTGGTTATCCACAGCCCTGAATAATTGCACGATATTTCACCCATCAACTGATTGCCTTGATAAACATCCCAGACAGTTGCACAGCCTGGGGTTGAAATCTGAACGCATTTGAGGATGAAACTGCCAGCCACAAATACATCACCGACTTGAGGCTCTTTATCACGACCACTGCCACGCTCCAAAACAATGTCATCGTGGAACAAATAGTCGTCAATTACTTCTTTTTCTGATTCTAATTGCAGATTTTCTAAATGCTGTTCAAATTCTGCTTGGGCTATTTCTTGGGGATCTACCAATTTATAGCCATTGCGTGTAATCCAGTTTTCGGCTTGAGAGTAGGATTTGAACCCACCGCAGACGACATTCTCGCCAACAATTACTGAATAGCTTTCTAGCTCGCATTCTTCAATGCCATCACTGTATTCAATCCGAGCGGCTACAGGTTCAACCGCTTCAATTTTTTGGACTTTGGAGGCTTGATGGGCAACGATCGCATCAACATGAGACTGGATACTTCTGCCATCACTGGGGGTTACTCCTAGCTCTTTTGCTATTTTTCTTAACCGAACAATGCCTTTAGCAGATAAAATTCTTGCAGAATAAATTGGATGTGTCATAATCAGAATATCCTTTGTGGGATTTCCACAGTTGGTTTACATCAAGGCGATCGCTTTCTTCTTTGCCGGAGGGGCGATCGCTTTGCTTATACAATAATTCTATGTCCATAGAATAAATTTGTCAAGCTATTTTTGAAGATTTTTTGTTCTCAATAAAAACAGCCAAACCCCTTGCTACAGAAGGAATACGAACTACTTGCTCTAGTAGCTCACTCAGTTTTAAATTAAGATTAGCAGCATATTCCTCATACAATGCGATCGCTGTAGGAGTGAGGTTAATGTGCTTAGAAACCTTCTTTTCACTATATTTCTGACTTCGTGCCATATCTCTCCTTTCTATGTCCATAGAATAGAGAATATCACAAAAAATCCCCACTGCCTTCAGTCCAGCAGGGATTTTTGTAGTGGTAGTGCGATCGCTAAAATACGAGTAACAAATAAGATTCCTAGAACATCACTTCCAGGAAGTAAAAATCCCCAGCTTACTAGCCAGGGATATAAACCAGATCTTAACCGCAGAGGGAGGAGTTGAACCGTCCATAGAAGATAACAAAATACCCACCGATGTCTTACCATTTAAACGACTCTGCATATTTATTATATCAAAAATCTGATAATGTACCAGTATTAAACCGCCAATATTTTGCAATCATTTTGTCAATTAGCCGTTGAGTTTTTGATGGTAATTCCCAATAGATGCTATTGATTGCATCGGCGTTTTGCTCATCAATTAATTGATTAATTTGTTGTTGATTCAACATGATTTCACCTAAATAAACAAAACTTTGATTCTCTCACCCTGCGACACCATTGAGGCTGTAGTTTTCGCTTGCGCTTGATCGCCTTCATTGCTTGGAAGAAAACCCATGACAAGCAATTTATATTCATTACCAATACCATACAGGTGTAATTGTCCAGCCGCTTGGTAAATGGTGTCTCTGGTCAGGTACTTTTTGACTTCGATAATAGTTCCACCATCAAAATCAGTAGCAATATCAATGAAGCCGCCGTTACATTTAACTTCTGTTTGCGCCTTGTAGCCGTGTTTAGTGAGTCGAGATGCGATCGCCTTCTGCAAATCTTCCTCCCGCCATTTTTCGGGCAATTCAATATTTGCCGTAATTGTGGACCAGGTGACAACTTCATCAGTAAGTTCCAAAGCATTTTTTAAAAGTTTTAGAGCGTCAGGAGTTAAAGTTTCACCCTTTACCTGTTGCCATGCTTGAGTTAATTCGGAATCAGTGGGATTCCTACCGAGTTGTCCAATCCAATCTTTTATTATTTGGTAGGGGTTTACGGCTTCAGGCTCTTGATGAGTTGGTTGCGTGTCCTGTGGTTTTTCAGTTTGCTCCAAATCATCAATATTGAAAACAGGAATTAGAGCAATATAAGGATTACCTTTAGTGGGAATTACTAAAGCGTATCTCACACCCTGCTTATCAAGTAGTTCACAAACTTCTTTCAATAAGTCAAGAATATCACCTTTAACATTAAGAAAGTCGGATGGGTTACTTAATATGTAACTTGATACTTTACCCAGTGCAATAAAGCAAATATTCTTGTAACTGGGACGACTAAAACCTGTGCATCCACTTAACGGATTTTGCCCCATGAACACGCCGTGAATCTTCATTGCGGCTGTGAAATTAATGATGTAATTCCACATTCCCTGCAAGTTAAGTGCGGTTTCTTTGGTTACTTGTTTTTTGCCTGTTCCTGGTAGTCCCTTCCCTCCACCATAAACAACATTTACTTCATCCTGAATCAAGAATATTTCTGATAGACCCGTACCTTTCTGATTGTGTTCAAATTGCTGTTGCCTCTCATCAATTATCTTGGTAGCGAAAGTTATCCATTCTGGCAATGATTCCAGTCCCTCAAACTTTTTGGAAAACTTACATAACCAACGAGTAACAAAGTTTTTGGGATCTGAACCAATCACATAAGCTGCACCCTGTGACTGTGCTGCAATTTTATTAATAATCACCCCTGCCAACGTTGATTTACCTGACTGAGTTTCACCCCATAATCCAAAGTGGTGGTTAGCCCTATTCCCCATATCCTGAACTGCGGAACTATCGCATAATTCATCTAGCCAATCACCATCAATCCTGATGTATTCGGGATATTCTGCGGCTAATTCTTCCAATACAGCCATCACACCAGGATTGATAATTGCCTGAACCGCATCCTCATTAAATTCCGCTACTTCAGGACTAGGGATACCGCGATCGCTTGGTAATTGTCGAGGTTGTTCAATTACCGCTTGTTGGACTTGCGGCAGTTCAACCAATCCCTGGAGACCATACTGTTGCATCCATCTACCGTGTTCTTTCACTGGCAGGGAGTTAACATAAGCCGCTAATTCCCGTTTAGAGCTAATTTCTTGGGCTGCTTTTTCATAAACAAATGTGTTCCGCAGCCCCTCCTTTACTATCTGATAATTAGCTTCATCAATACTCTGATAAGTTTTTTCTTTGCGTTGGCGGCGGAAACATTCTGCTGTAAAACAAGTTGCAAAAGATAGCCCCGCGATATTTTCAATTAATTTGACTTCCTTGATTTGATTTGGCCACAAAATAGGTAAAACTGTCCCAACTGCGGCTGCAATTCCGAGCGCTCCCAACAATATGCGCTCGGATGTTATCAAGGGTTCAAAACAGTTTTTTTGATGTGCAAACGGGTTGGTTGATTGCATCATGTCATCCACCTATTGTGATTCCAATAATTAGCGCGACTGTAGCCGCAGTTCCAAAAACATAGGTTGGGGCAAATCCTACAATTGATTGATTTTTATTCAGATGCCCGGCGGACTTGTACCACAGCCCACACCAATTATAAAAACCAAGCCCGACAAATATCAAAATTGAGAACAAGTATAAGGCGATCGCGCCATTCTTGGATTCAGGGAATCCCCGAATAATTTGCCCCAACAAAAGGAAGAACGATGCGCCAGTTAAGAAGTATCCAAAATAGAGTAAATTTTTCATTTTCGCATTTCCCATTGAAGATACAAGATCATGCCTAAAAATAATGCAACTAATAGAATGATAATTATACCCTTTGCATCTGGAACTATCATTTTAATCTCCCTGTTTGCTTGCTATATAGAAAACATTTGCACAACCAAAAGCTACCTCTGATCCCAACACAAATACACCGCACAACACTTTAAGAAACAATAACTTGGGATTGCCAAGTTGAATAAGATTGACTTGATAATCAAACCAAAAAGTGTAAGCAGAAATCAGCAAAAAAGCACCTATTCCCAAGAAAGATACTATATCTACAACCTGCTTAACCTCTTTGTCTGACTTCGGTTTTTCAAGAATTTTTATCAATACTCTAGGGTCAAATAACACCGTAATAGTTGCGCTTTCAACTCCTAAAATCAGAGCTATTGATACACAAGTTGCAAAAGTTTTTTGCCACTGATCAACGCCTTTCATTAAATTCCAAAAATACGGAAATAAGGTGAATCCGTTGTAGAAAAATATAGCCCAACCTACTTTATTAAAAATTGAGCTAAGACTACCATCTGCTTCAGCATTTCTTTTAAAGAACATTAGCTAAATATCTCCGCGCTCACTCTATAAGCTTCTGTGTAGCCATCGTCATAAGCTTGGGTTGTGGCTGCACCCAACATATACTTAGAAACTGTCTGATTGTGTCCAGATTCAATTTCTCGTAATTTCTGATCTGCTTTCATTGTTACAGCAGCCCATTGAGTATTTATGTTGTGTAAGTCTACTGCTTTATTGAGTAATTTTTCTTGTGAAGAAACTATCATTTTCCCTAATTCCAGTTCTGCGTCAACCTGTCCCATTTCATGCTCCAAATTAACTACTTGCTGTGCTGATATTTCAGTGGGTAATTTCATCTTGGCTTTCACTCTAGCCATTGAATTACCCATGTTGCCGATAGCAGTTGGATTTTGCCCACTACCTGCTAATTTACCGGACTTGTCCGCAACTAATCCCCCGAAAAAATTCTCCATTATTCGCCACGCTCCCCTGCGTTTGTTGGTTTTTATTGAATGAAAGAAAAAGACATAAAAGACTGACTAAAATTGATGAAGCTAAAACGCAGAGAGTCATCATATCAACGTTTTTAGCTTGCTTTAGTATTTCCAATTCCTGTTTTCTGCTTGCGGCTCGATTATAGTCAGTAGTTGTTATTATCTGTCTGATTACGTTGTCATCAGCAACGCCCTCAAAATTAAATTCTCCACTTGGCTTGACACTAACTTTTATCGGCTTTGGTTGCTCACCAATCGGTTTGGCGGTAAACTGTATCGGGTTGGGCTGGGTAATTGTCTCCTCCTCCCATATATCGGGGAGGTCTGGAAATAGCATAAACAAAAGCTCCTGTAAATAGAAAAGAAAGAATTAACACAGTGGGAATCATCCAGTTCGACGGTCTAATTATTGACGATATCTGCAAAAGCCTCATCGAAGATTGATCCAATTTGTCCACGAAAAGACGCGGATTCATCGGCGTACTCCTGAAGTCCTGCGGAAACTTTGGAAACAATGTTTGGACTGATTTGTTTGTAGCGATTCACGATTCTTGCTGCGGCTGCATTCTCAACTTCAGTTGATTTTCTATCTGATATTTCGTACATTGCATCAGATTCGTTTGCAACTGTAGCCCTGAGATTTTGAACAGCAACTTTCAGGTTTTCAATACCTTGATTGCTGGTGGTTGTCGCTGGGGTATTTTTCTTGTTTTTCTTCGCTTTAGGTTCTTCGTTTGTTGCCAGTTGTCCGTTATTCTCAACAGTAGTCAAACCAAAACCAGCATTTTCTTTATCAATTTCACCTGCTACAAACTGGGCGTTGGCATCATCTAAAGCAGCGGGGTCAATGCCGTATTGAGCGCAGATAGCTTGGGTTTTCTCCCAAACTTGCTCTACGGACATTTCTGTTTTCATGAAACTTTTGACTAAATCTGCAACTGTCATTATTTAACTCCCAATAATAATTTTTTGATTTCCTTTCTAACGGCGGCGGTAAAAGCGAGTAGTCCGGGTTTTGTCGTCCATTCACTGTAGCTTCCGTCTGGTTCGTGTCGTCTAATAGTGAGAATAATTTCAGTTTCACTGTTTTGCTGCATTAACTACCTCAGCTTTTGTGGCGTGAATGTTATTCGCTGCCACTAATGAAAGTGGTGGAATTGCAAACAATAATAAGACAACGATTGCGGCTTCTAACTTAGATTTAAACATTGCTATCTCCTTGGTTATATTTCTCTAGTTCGAGTTGAATCATTTTCGCTTTGCCTTTAAAATTTCTGTATCTCAAAACAAGCGATCGCACCAATTTCAATCGCTCAATTTGCTCATCAGTCTCAATTGGCATCCCAGTCAATTTGCCTGTTTCTGAATTCATAAAACCGGAAAAAACATTCAAATGCTGGGATGCCAATTTTAAATATCGCTGGAGTTGCCTTTCCCCTACACCAATCTTTTCCGCAACATCCTTCCTGTTAGCCATTTTCCTGACTTTGACTTTGATCTTGACTTTGATCTTGACTTTGATCTTGACTTTGAACTTGGCTTTGATTCCACGCTCTCCAAACGTTTCTTTGCCCCCTTTCTGTTCTTTCTCCGCATAAATCATTGTTGATTGTTACGGCTGCTTGTCTCGCTGTTTTATGTGAAACTCCTAGCTCTTCCAGCATTTCTTGAAAAAGCTTTGTTCTTGTTTTTTCCATTGCGATGTCCGCCTCATGTCTGGTATGTACCCAATATAAAGCCACCCTTTTGAGGTGGCTAGTGCTTTTTGTGGGTAACTTTGTGGACTATGCAATAGAAAAAGATATAACTGCGTTTCCCTCTTGACTCCATTCTTTATCTAATTTGGAGCATAGGAATTTAATTGTTAACGGTGGGTTTCTATAGGTTTTTGTATTTTGTTGGCACATATACGCTTTTACCGTTTTTTCGGATTTTCCCAGTGCAACGGCTAACTGAACATTTGTTAAATTCCACTTGTCGCGTAAATCTTTAGGTGTCATCATTGAAGTGTCTCCAGCAGGTAACGTCTGTTTGGGTCAACGCCCCCTTTCCGGTCGTACGGGTTGGGGGCTTTAAAATTAATATAGCATGATAACACTATATATGCTCTAATAGTGTCAAAGATAATTTTAAGATTATGACCAAACGCAAGCCAGAATCCAGAGAAGAATTAGAGCAAGACATTCAAGACCACCCAGAACGAGGCAAGGTCAACGGAATTCCAGTTGTTAACGACACCCACCGAGCGATCAGAGGCAGTTTGCCAGCAGAATTAAAGCAGAAATTTCTAAGAATACTGGCTTGCTATGGCATAGACAACAGCGCTGGGCTGCAAATGGCGATCGCACTCCTATGGAAAGAACACAGAGAAGCGGTTGAATTTCACGAATTAGAAAAATCAACAGAACTTGGAATTTCGGTGGCTGAAGTTCGGCGTAAAAGCTACGGACATTCTAAGGCGCGTGGCAGACAAAAACGGTTAAATCTGGAGGGACGCAGTGAACAATGATCAACCACAAGGATATCCAGAGCGTTGGGCGTGGCAGGAAAAAACGATTGAATCTGGAGGAAACTAATGAGCAATAAAATTCTATTTCTTGATCTTGACGGAACTTGCAGAAGGACTAAATCTGGCGCAACTTTCATCAATGACCCCTATGACCAAGAATTGATTGATGGGGTGGAAGATGCGATCGCCCGTTATCAGGGATGGAAGATAGTTGGAGTCACAAATCAGGGTGGCGTAATCGCTGGGTATAAATCACTAGAGAATTGCTTTGAGGAGCAACGTCAAACCCTGAAATTGTTACCTCAAATGAGTTTGCTGTTATTCTGCACAGATGGAGGTGATACTATGTTTCGACTCTCACAGCAAGGATTAAAAATGCACGGGATGGCAATACTATGTAATGCAAAAAAATACGGGAACTTCAGAAAACCCAATCCAGGAATGATTGTTTTTGGAATGAAATATTCTTATTCCAGGGAAAACCCGGAGGAAGTTTTGATGGTGGGAGATAGATCCGAAGATCAAGAATGTGCTGCTAATGCGAATATTCCATTTATGTGGGCGGAGGACTGGAGAAATGGTAAATAATTCAAATTGGAAATCAACTATTTGCACGGTATTAGAGCATCTACGATCAAATGATGCAAATGATATCCCTAATCCTGAGTTCATCAGAATTTTTAAAGGGATGAAATCAATCAGCCATTCAAATTTAGTCAATGAGCATATTGACGAGGTAATAGTGGCGATCGCTGATGACTCCTATTCCGACAAACTTCTACTGGATTTAATTGAATACGTGAGGGATTATGACTAGCCAACCTGAAGGATATCCCCAAAGATGGGTGTGGGCTGCTTGCGCTCACATCTACGGCGACCCGATAAGCGATCGCACTTGGAGAAAGTACAAGGATATATGCCAAGTCCCTGATTTTCGCAAGCTTAAAAAAGGAGAAGAACCGGTTATCAGCAAAACTCATTGCCAGTGGTTGATGATGTTGGCTTATATCCGGTTTGAGCAAAAGCGGGAAAACGGGACTAAAAGACCAATGGGATGCAAAACTGGTGTGACCATCCAACAAATTATCAGACGGTTAAACTCAAGTCCTGTTTTAAAAACTGAACTTGATAAGGCATTAGGTGATGCTGTAATTATTGATGGCATTAAAGGTTCGGAAGTACCCACATGGTTGAGTCGTCAAATCGGCAAGTCTCCAACAATTAAAACTCTCAGACGTTGGGCAAAAAAGCACAATCTGAAGTTCTCAACTCATCTGCCTGTTCCGGTAGAAACGTTAGATACATTTTTGCGAATAGCGTGACTTTCGTGAATTGCGCCAATAAATAAAAACCCACTAAAATTAATGCAATTTAGTGGGTTCATTTATGCCTAGTATTGATTCTACAGTTGGGGAAGTATGCCGTTATTTGGGGTAAGAGCGGATAGCGATCGCTTAAAACTCCCAACCAACAAGCATTTAAACCAGGGACACGCGATCGGCACGATTCAATTGATTTACTAAACAGGGGTAATATGGACTCATTTAGACTGTTGATCCAACTAAAGAAGCAAGAAAAAGAACTCGCGGAGAAAATCAAGTCGGTTCAAAAAATGGCTATTGAAGATGCCATGTCTTTCGGTAAGACTGGACAGTTAGACACAATTGATGGTGCAAAAGTTGTTTTTAAATTGGTGGCAGTCAAACCCAAGCCGACAAACGAAATTCAAATAATGATGGAGCGCTTGGAATTTGTCAGGGAAAATCTGCAAAAGTCTAACTCTTCCCGTATCGCTGAATTGAAGGCAGAATTAGAAGCGCTCACCACGAATCCAGAAATTCAGGAAATAGAGTTGGAAATAGATGCGGCTATGGGAGCGATCGCGTCTGAGAAGGTTGGGCAAATTGCGATTACGTTACCAAAATAGACAACAAAAAACCCGCCATTACTGACGGGTTAAATAGTTTTAATTTATTAAATTGTTTCCCAATTTTCTCTAACTGTTTTTTCTAATTTACTTTTACCCTTCCATCGAACTGGATGATGCAGATTTTCAGATATGGCTTCATTCCATATCATATTAATTACCTGCTCTACGGAGATTTCAGGAAAATTGATTTTTATATTTTCTAGGACTTTTTTGACAACGTCTTGATATTCCATAAATGACCCTACTACTTTCTGTTAGCTTGCTTATTGCACTTTAGCGATCGCGGAACTAAGGAGTTCCGACATTGTACTTAGGCGATCGCCTGAATAATTTTATGCGCCTGATTGCCAGACATACCGTCTGGCAACTGGACTCCGACCATGTTGACCGCAGGTGCGGTCATGTCATCGGACAATCCGCAATTCCAGTCATAGTCCGGTGCTTGTGTCAGTGTTGCGCCGGGAATGGCTGCCAACACTTTTTCAGCATTTTCTACCTTAACTCTAATTACTTTCATGTTTTCTGTTTTTCCTTTTTTGTATACGCCGATGCTGTCATCAACCGCTAAAGTACAAGTAATTTTCACTGCTTGCACTTTAGCGATCGCGGAACTAAGGAGTTCCGGTGAGCGATCATCTACACCCTAGTCTTTTTGCCCAGTTGGTGCGCTCAAGACCAGCTTGCCCAGCATTTTCGTAACATCCTTGGTCAAGATGACCAATAATTTCATCCCCTTTCAAAATCCACCATTGGCGATGGTAGGGGATAGAGCCAGTTGCAGTTCCCCACAACTCAAATCCATCTTTCAGGGACAGATCAGAGTTATACTTTGCGGCGTTAGAGCGAACTTCGTTTGCTGTGCGAACTTCGTTTGCTGTTTTCATTGTTTTTTTGGATTTGTGAGTTGCTTGTTTTCCATATCTATAGTTGTACACCATCTATTCTGAGATGTCAACTACTTTTGCAAAATTCTCTTGAAACCACTCCAATGGCTTGTCTGCCAATACTTCTACAAAATTGACTAAATCAGGGTTTACAGTTTTCCCGTAACTGCGGGCATACCCTACAGATATTAGTTTTCTGGATAGACTCTCTTTACAAGTCTCAGTGCATCTAGCTTTTATCTCTGTTGTTCTATTTAATGATGGACGCATATTTTATCTATTAGTTGGACACCATTAACCATAGCAGATGATTTTGTCAATGGCTGCTGTGCGAATGAGGAAATATCCAAGAATCCCCATAGAATCAGGACTTGGAGTATCAATCACTGCAACTATCTATTGATTCTCTATGGCTATAGTTAAAAGCTTGTGTTAAAATTAAAACACCTCCCCAAATGCACTCCGGGAAGGTGTTTCGTTTACTTGTAAAAACTTGAATTATGAATATCCTAGCATCCCCTGTGGATAGCGTGGGGTAATAATGACTGGTGCTTGAATTACACCCCACAGGATACCTTTAGACATCTACTTTCCATTTTTTACACCAGTCTTGGAACTCCTGAGACTGCATACTATCTTGCAGTCTGTAAGGCAGGAGATATTTTAACTTCTCCTCAGTGGCGCGGACTTTTTCACCACACTTTTTGGCTAGTGATTGGGCATCTCTCAATCCTTCTTTTGTGAAGGGGAAATAGCGGTTATACTCATCACCGTCTTCTTTTGAGTCAAATACCAGATAGCATTTAAGTAATGTCTCTTGCAGAGATCGGAATTTATTTCTATGCCACTCTTGCGGTCTTTCTAATGCCTTGTTTCCCATTGTTTCTTGGTGGGTATGTGACAGCTTCCCACGACTACCAGGTGGTAGTTTCGGACGGTAGCCAGCCGTCCATCATCAGGTGGGCTAGACTGTTGCCAGCCATTTCTCGAAAGGCTTAATAATACCTTTTTTGGCTTGTTGAGTCTTTTTGTAAGTCTCGTAATCTCGCTCTTTTTGCTGCTGTGCTTTTTTAGCTTCCTCTCTGGCTAGTCCTTCTGCACTTTTAGCATCAGCGTAGGTCTTAAAAGCTTTTGCTCTTTCAAGAGCTTCTTGTGTAGATATAACAATCGCGTCTACCTTCTTATCTTCGTCAAATTTGTAGATATATTTATCTACACCATCTGATAGTTGCTCGTAGGATACTGCACCCTTCCGACATTCAAAAACTGCATTGGCTACTGGCCACATACAGATATTGATGTAGCTTTCATATTCCCGTAGCTCAGGATACAAGCTATAGAAATATTCTTTTAGGTCAGGATATGCCGCTTTTTTAGAAGCTAGTGGGTGTTTAGGTACTGCTTTAGTAGCTTTCAATTCCCAGTGTTCTACCCAATTTTGGAACACTTTTTGATCGCGGTTGATCAATTGTTGAGAAGCTTTCCAGTTGTCAGCGATCTCAACACCTAGAAGTTTTAATGCTTCCCGTTCGCTATATACAGGGTGTCTCCAAAAAGAAATTACTTTTGTTGTTGTACCTGTTTGAGCTACAAATACTTCTTGGAAGACTTGCTTCCATTCACCAGCAGCAATAGAAAATTCGATTGCTTTCTGAGTTTCTAGCCGAGTTGCATACTCAGTTTTTTGCGCTGCCGTTAGCGCTGGCAGTTCAATATTAAAGGGAAATTCCTTTCCATCTTTGTCCAGAAGGATGACACCTTCTGAATCATAAGAGGATTCAACCTCAAAATATTTTCCTTCGGTTAGAAGGCTTCCGTTCTTATAAACACCGGGTTCTCTATCAGAATCAATTTCTACTAATTCATATCCTTTGTAAGTAGTTTCCATTTGTTTTACCTCTGTGGATTCAAGTTTCCAATCAATTTTTAATAATTCATCCATCCATTTCTGGATGTTTTGCTTGCCACCCACACGGGTGATTAAGTTGATTAATGTTTGTTGTCTAGCCTGTAAATTTTTCATCAACTTAACCAGGGGCTTGTGAGTGGTGCTTGTCTTCCCCCTCTCTCCATACTTTAGTTATACCCCAACTATTTTTGATTGTCAAGATTTTTTTCAAAGTTTTTTTCAAACCAACCCAAAGGCTTATCCGCTAAGGCTTCTAGGAAGTCTACAAAGTTTGGGTTTATGTTACCGTCCTTAGTACGTTTGTACCCGACAGATATCAATTTTCTGGTTAGCTGTTCCTTGACTTCCTTGGTACATCTGGCTTTTATCTCTGTTGTGCGGTTAAGTGATGGACGCATGGCTTTATCCTTTATAGTTGTACACCATTAACTATAGCAGATGATTTTGTCAATGGTTGTCATGCGATTGAGGAAATTAACTATAAGTATTCAACCCAGGCGCACCCCCAAACGGCAAGTTCGCGTAAGAACCAAACCGAGTTTCACACGCTATCAAAGTTTTGGCGCACACATCCAACGCCGGATTATCTGTGGCCACATTATTTAAGGTGAACCCGCCCCCCAAATACCCACACTCGGCGGAACGATACCGCCATGAGCATGACCGCAGTAACGGACGGGCTGGCAATGTCACGCCCTCAACGTCAAACGACGATCCGAGTCGGAATTGTACAGCGAGATAAGTTTCTGACACTAACTGCTCAATCACGAATATTTGCTGTGGCAGTTCTTTGATTGCCGCGCCTTCATTCTCACCACCATCTAAAAATTGCCGTTGAGTAAGGCGGCGCTTTACCGTCGTTCCTTCTAGTCGGTAATTGGGTGAGGTTTTGCATTGAGTTAGCCAAGTCGAGACGACACGCCCGATATTGGAAACTGTTAGTTGTGGCGTGGGAATTGGTCCTTGTCCGATAAGATCAAAACCTTCAGATTCACAGCCAATGGCGGCGTATTCCTGCCCCTCGAAGGACACGCCGGGATAATTGCAGATGTACAGGGTTTCTGTTGGTGCGGTCAAGTTGTAATTAGATATCTCGAATAACTCAATGGGTGAGTCGGGATTGAGGGATAGGAGATTGCTGATTATTGGCATTTTATTTTTAGCTTAACCGACAGAAGCCAGATACCCGCAAAGATTTTCATTTTAAAACTGCAAACAATCTACTGAAAAAATATGATGTAGTAGCTGTTGAAAAGTTAAACATCAAGGGACTTGCTAGAACAAGATTGGCAAAAAGTATTAACGA